CCCTTTCTTACAGGCAAAGGGTATTTTTAGGCCTATATTTACAAAATGACACTATTTTGGCCTTAAAACTAACAAAATGTAAGCAAAAAGGCGTATTTTATGAAAATTAGTAACTGTATAAAGGTAGTTAGGAAGTTTTTGGAAGATAATTACGGAGAAGTCAAGCCAGAATGGGAACTTTCTCTGGAATTATTGAGAGATGCTTTGGAACTACGAGAACAAATTAGAGCTTCACTTAAGACAGCTGGCTTAACACAAGTGAATCCTTCTTCTGGAAACACCTCAGTTAACCCTCTTTTGGGAGCACTAAAAGAACAAGAGAATAGAATTTTCTCTATTTTAAAGGAATATGGACTAACTCCACTTAGTAAAGAAAGACTAGATATGGCAAACCTCGGCAATAAAAGACTGAAAACTAGTCAGAGAAAGCAGGAGATACAAGTTAAAGAATTGGAAGCAGAGGAAGCAAAAGAAGATACTGATAGTTTGATTAATTCTTTCCTAAACTCTACTTCAGAAGACAATAGTGAATACTGATTTAAGTAAATTTAAAAGATATGCCGAGGAAGTAATTAATGGTGATAGACCTTCTGGATTATATCAAAGACAAGCTTGTCAAAGATATCTTGATCTATTCAATAGAGAAGATATTGAATTTAGACCAGAAAAGGCTATTGAACCTGTTACTTTGATACAAAAGCTAAAATTATCTGGTGATAGATTTGAAAATCAGCCTTTTAAATTGGAACCTTGGCAGAAGTTTATTATTTATGCTATATATGGTTTCTATTATAAAGGAACTGATGATAGAGTTATACAAAGAGCTTATATTTTAATATCTAGAAAGAATGGAAAGACTGCTTTATGTTCTGCTTTAGCTTTATATCATCTATTAATGGGTGAAAATGGACAAGAAGTAGTTTGTGGAGCTAATAGTAAAGATCAAGCTACACTTCTAAAAGACTCTACTAAAAAGTTTATTGATAAATTACCTAAACCTATAAAGAATAATCTGCATACATTTAGATCACTTATAACATTTAAACAAAAAGATAATAAGTTAAAAGTGCTTTCTTCTGATGCTGCAACTCTTGATGGTCTTAATCCTTCTGTTGGTATAATAGATGAATACCACGCTGCAAAGAATAGTGATCTGTATAATGTTATTAAAACAGGTCAGCTTATGAGATCTAATCCTCTTATGTTTATTATTTCAACTGCTGGAGTGGATCTGACCTCACCTTGCTATACGTTGGAACTCTATTCTAGACAAGTATTGGATGGACAAATCAGTGATGATAGATTCTTCTGTTGTATGTGGGAAATTGATAAAGGAGATAAACCAGAAGATGAAAAGAATTGGTATAAAGCTAGTCCTAATCTAGGAGTTTCTATTAGAATGGAAAATATGAGAAGTGATTTCTCTTCTGCTACACAACAAGGCGGAACAGAATTAGCTCACTTCTTAACAAAGAATCTAAACTGTTGGCTAAAAGGTGGTGTTTCTTGGATTTCTCCAGATATAGTTGATAAATATAGTGAAAGTATAAAAAATGAGTTCTTTTACGATAAGGAAGTATATATTGGTTATGACTTATCAAAAGTTAGAGATATGACTGCTCTTACTATTTTTACTGTTTATAACGATATATATTATTTTAAGAACTTCTACTATTTACCAAAAGGAGCTCTAGATACACATCCACTAAAAGCTACACTTTCTAATTGGGAAAGTTTTGGCTATATAACTTTAACTCCTGGAGAAACTGTAGATTATGAATATGTAAGAGATAGAATAAAAGAGTTTGAAAGACCAAATGAAGGTGGTTATATAAAGAAGATCTCCTTTGATAAGTGGAATGCGGATACTTTATCAAAAGAATTAACAGAAATAGATGGACTTCCTTGTAAACCTTTTTCTCAGTCTATAGGAAACTTTAATAGACCTACAAAAGAGTTTGAAAGATTACTATTTGATGGCAAAGTTAGATTAGATAATAATCCAATTACTGCTTGGATGATAGGAAATGTAAGTATAAAAGAAGATAATAACGGAAATGTTAAACCAGAAAAGGAATATAGAGATTCTGCTAGAAAGGTTGATGGTGTTATTTCTATCTTACAATCACTCGGAGGTTATCTAGATGATAATATCGGTGAAATATCAGAAATATTTGTAATATAATTAAGAATGAATTTATTTGGAAATTTATTCTCTTTCAATAAGAGAAATAAAGAAGAAAATACTAATAGCGAGAGTAATTACTACCTTGGTGGACCTCCTTGTGCATTAGACTATTCTTTTATAAGAAGATCTATTACTAGTGATCCACTATCAGTCCCAGCATTTTTCTCTTGTTTAAATCTTATAAAGAGAACAATATCTTCACTACCTATAGAAGTTGAGAGAATAGGAAGAAAAGGTGTAGTTAGTACTGTACAAAATCATCCTATTAAATTAGCTTTTGAAGGTGGTCTTATATCAAAAACAGATCTATTTTCTAGATTAGTAGAAGATGTTGTATTAAAAGGAAATGCTTTCTGTTATATAAGACGCTCTCCAACAGGAACTGTAATGGAAATAGAATACTTAAGAGATTGTTCTGTAATATATAATGAGCAAACTGGTGAATTGGTATATATGGCACCAAAGATTGGATCTGGAGCTATAGAACCTATTAATATTCTACACTTTAAAATGCATTCTAGAGATGGAGTAAACGGTGTTCCTCTCTATCATTATGCAAAAAGATCTATCTCTATTGCAGCTGCTGCAGATCAACAAGCTAAGAATTTTTATGAAAATGGTTGTAATCTAACTGGTTATTTAAAGACAAAAGTATCAACTATTAATGAGAGACAGAAATTAGAAATTAAGAAGAACTGGCAAGAAGTAAATGGCCCAGGATCTAAAGGTGGTATTGCTGTATTACCTGCTGATATGGATTTTGTTCCTCTATCTTTAAATTCCGTTGATGCTCAGTTGCTTGAAACCAGACATTATAACGCTGTAGATATATGTAGATTCTTTAATATTCCTCCTGTATTTATTGGTGAAACTGGTGGTGCTACTTATTCTACTCCAGAAAATGAACAAACAGCTTTCTTAAATAACTGTATTCTACCTTGGATTAATATGTTTGAGGATGAAATCAATAGAAAGTTAGTTATTGCAGAAAATATTAGAGTTATCCTAAATGAAGAAAGTTTATTACGTTCTGATAAGAAATCACAAGCAGAATATTATACTAAATTAGTTTCTAGTGGTATTCTATCTATAAATGAAGTTAGAGAAGAACTTGGATTCCCTAATATCGGTGAGGAAGGTGATAAACATATTATACCATTTACAGATATAAATCAAAATTCAATAGAAAGTAATGGAGAAGGAAGTGAGAAGTCTGAGTCAGGAAGTGACTCTGAACGAGGAGAAGAGAACAATTGAGGGTTATGCTCTTGTATTTAACTCCCCTTCTGAAGATTTAGGTGGATTTACAGAGATTATAGAAAGATCTGCTATAGATGAAGATACTATAAAAAGATCTGATATATTTGTAAAATTGAATCATAATAATGATAAAATTCTAGCTAGATCTAAGAAAGGAAAGGGAAATCTTGAACTAATTCTTGATAGTAAAGGATTATTCTATAGATTTGAAGCTCCACATACTCCAAGTGGTGAAGAGTGTCTAGAACAAGTAAGGAATGGTGTTATTGATTCGAGTTCTTTCTGTTTCACTCTTCCTAAAGATGGTAAAGGTGACAAGTGGGAAAGAAAAGGTGGAAAGGTATATCGTTATATAGTTAAGATTGATAAACTATATGACGTATCTCCTGTATATACTCCTGCTTATGAAGCTACTACTTGTTCAAAGAGATGTATGGATGAACTAAATTACTTCAATACTATAGAACCAGAATTAAACAGAATTCAAGAAGAAATTGAAAGTTTGTAAAATGAAGAACACAGTTGAACTAAACAAAGAGAAAGAGGCACTTAAGACTAGATGTAAGACTATTGTTGAGGGTGCTAAGACTGAGATGAGAATGTTGTCTCAGGATGAATTGAATGAAATTGATTCTAATAAGGAGAGAATTTCTGGTATTGATGAGGAGATTCGTTCTATTGAGGATCAGTTGAAAAGTTATGATAATCTATTAGATTTTAACACAAAGAAAGTAAACGTAATGAAAGCAGAGGAAAGAAATGTTACTGTAGGAGAGAGCAGAGAGAAGGTATCTCTTCTTAAGATGATTGAAAAAGCAGCTTCTCACCGTAATTTTAGTGATGCTGAGGAGGATTTTATTAGTAGAGGTAAGGCTCTTAATGCTAGTGCTGGTCTTGCTACAAGTGGTGATATTCAGATTGCTACAGAGTCTAGAGCTGCATTTACAGTAGGTACAGATCACAACGACGTTGTTGCTACAGATATTCAGAATATCCTTGATCCACTTCGCGCAAAGAATGTATTGGTTCAGGCTGGTGCTAAGTTCCTTACTGGTTTGAGAGGTGATATTCAGTATCCTATTTTGAGTGGAGCTAATGTAGGTTGGTTGGCTGAGACTGCAAGTGCTTCTGATGGTGCAGGTACTATTTCTGCTGTATCTATTCAGCCAAAGAGATTGTCAGCTTATGTTGATATTTCTAAGCAGTTCCTTGCACAGGATTCAGCTGATTGTGAGGCTGCTATCTTGAGAGATATTGTAAATGCAGTTAATGACAAGTTGGAGGCAACTGTACTTGGTAACGAGTCAGATGACCCTGCACACTTCTCACTCTTCTACAATCAGACTCCTACAGCTATCTCAACTTATGCTGGTCTCTGTGACTTGGAAGCTACTGTAGAGGATGCTAATATCTTTGGTAAGATGTCTTATCTTGTATCTCCAAAGGCAAAGGCTGGTTTGAGAAAGATGACTCAGAAGGCTACTAAGCTTGTACTTGAGGGTGGTGATATTGATGGTACTCCTGTTTATAGCTCTACTAATGTAGGTAAGGGTGTAGGTTCTGGTACTCCGTTTGTACAGTCTGGTAACTTGATTTATGGTGACTTTACTAATCTTGTTATTGGTCAGTGGGGTGGTCTTGATCTTACTATTGATACAGTTACTCAGGCTGTTGCTGGTAAGGTAAGAGTTATCATCAACGCATTCTTCGGAGTGGGTGTTCTTCGTCCACAGGCATTTGCATTTGGTCTTGTATAATACAATAATATATGGATTTTAATTTGAACTTAGTTAAAAAGCATTTGAATATAGAGGAAGACTTTACAGAGGATGATCTTTATATTACTCACTTATATGAAGCTGCTTATTTAGCTGTTCAAAATCATATTGATTTTAGTTTGGATATTCTTTCAGAAGAGAATGAGGGTAATCTTCCCTCACCTCTTCTCCAAGCTATTTTACTATTAGTTGCTAATTATTATAGTAACAGAGAATCTTATACAAGTTTATCCGTAAATAAGCTGCCTCAATCTGTAGATTGGTTATTAGATCAATATAAGTGTTATTATCCTTGTGAAGAGTACAAGAGATATGCTTGGAAGAAATACCTTGAAGCAAAGAAGAAAGCTGAAGAGGAAGAACCAAATCCAGATAATGAGGAAGGAGGAGAGTAATGAGAGCTGGAGAATTAAAACACAGAATAACTATAAAAAGGCCTGTTAAATCAAAGAATAAATTTGGAGAAACTGTATCAGACTATCTGGATATATATTCTATAAGGGCTGAAGTTAAGTATTCTGAGGGAACCAGACAAACAGAGGATGGGATTATATTTACAAATTATATAGTTACATTCAATATAAGACAGTTTTATAACGACATAATAGAGAGTGATATTGTAGAATATAATAATAAAAGATATCGTATTCTATCAATAGTTCCTTTTGAAAAGTCTCAGTTTATATCGTTAAAAACAGAGTTAATAAATGAGTGAAAGTATTACTGTAGATTCAAGGGCCTTTATAAGAGATTTAAATAGATTAAGTTCTAGAAATCACAAAAAAGCTATAAAGAAGTCTCTAACTGAAGGAGCAAAAGTTACTGTAAAGGAGGCTAGAAGAGGATTAAGAATGGCCGTAGGAAAAACTGCTTTTAAGAAGTCTAAAAAGACTGGAAAAAGTATAGCTTCTGGTATAAGATATTCTGCACAGAAAAATACCCTAGATAATGGTGTCAAGGTACATATTATGAAGGATTTTAGATTAAAATTCTACGAAAAAGGTACTGTAGATAGACACACTAAAAGAGGGTATGACAGAGGTAAAATAGCTAAAACAAACTTCTTTACTAATTCTTTATCCAGATGTGAGGAACAAGCCTTTAGTAAAGTACAGGAAACTTTTAGAAATGAAGTATTAAGAGGGAATAGAAGATGAAAATGTTATTTAACTTACCTATCTTTATAAGAGAGAAATTATCTCTTAGCGAGAATGTTACAGATCTTGTAGGAGATAGTATATATCCTCTTGTTATAAATGATAGTGATGGTTCTGAACAATTCCCTTCAATACTTTATAACAGAGAAGGGATTGATACTGTAGTAACTAAAGATAGGATACATATACAACAGCAAGAAACCTATAGTTTTTCTTGTCAGGCTCCTACTTATTCTGATTGTATTGATATTGTACAGTCTGTATCAGATTGTTTACTAGGATTAAGAGAGGAAACTGAAGATTATTTTATTGTAGATGTATTTTATGAAGGTATATCAGAATCCTTTTCAGATGATTGCGTAATAGTAACGCTAACTTTAAAATTTATAATTAATTTAAAATAATATGGCATTTAGTTCAAATCCAGTTATTCAGGGATCAGACCTGATGTTGTTTATTGGTACTGGTGATAATAAGAAGTCTATTGGCTTCGCAACAAACCACACTATTGAGATTTCTGTTGAAATGTTGGAAAATGCTTCTAAGGACCACAGTTCTGGTTCTTGGTCAGGTAGTATTCCTAAGAAGAAATCTTGGACTGCTTCAAGTGAGAACCTTTTTGCAAATGATGCTGAAGGTGTAACTTTTGCAGAACTTATTAGTTATATGAAAAATGATACTGCACTTACAGCAGAGTTTACTATTGATGCAGGTGGTGCACAAACTGCTGATGCTTATGGTATTGTAGCCCCTACTGGTGGTTGGGATCCAAGTACTGCTAGTGGTACTTCAGCACTTAAGGGCACAGTATATATTAATAGTATTTCTGCAAATGCTCAGAATGGTGAAATTGCTACATTCACTGTAAACTTTACAGGTACAGGTGAGTTGGATGTAGTTACATATCCTGTGACTACACCAAATCCTTAATATTATTCCTCTTTATATTTCCCAGAAAAGGGGATATAAAGAGGATTTATTTTTTACTTTAACATTTAAACTAAATTCAATATGATTACGGAAAAAATTAATATCAGAGATAAGGAATATATTCTTAAAAATACATTAAGATCAGAACTTTTATTTGAACAATTGGCTAAAAAACCTTTAGAGTTATCTACACAAGCTGACCTCTATACTTATTTTTATTCAATACTACTTGCAAATAATAAGGAGTTTAATCTACCTTTTATAACAGAAGATCCAGAACAAGATTGTTTTATATCAGTCTTTGATGAAGATCCAGAATTATTTAATAAGTTTATAAACTTTTTAAATAAAGTTGCAGAGGAAAAAAGTATGTTTCATAAAAATGAAGTAGAGGAGAAGGAAGAAGGTAAGAATAAAAAAGGTGGTAAGTCAAAAAAAGATTAACCTCTAAAGAAATCTATACTAATCTCGTACTAACCGCCCACTTAGATCCTAAATATGTATTGGATGAAATGGAAGAATACGAGATTAGTATTATTTTAGGTTCTTTAGGGGAAGGATTTAAGATGGAGTGGGAAATGACTAGATTCTTATCCTATTCTATATTCCAATCTCAATCAACAAAGAAAATAAAACCTACTGACGTAATAACATTTTCTTGGGAAGAAAAACCTGAGAATATTGAAGTTAGTAAGGAAGATTATAATAGATTAGTTAATAAAGCTAAGAGTAGATTAACAAATAAAACTAAGAAATAGAGATGGCAAGTGTAGGAGATTTAATAACGAGATTAATAATGGATGCTACTAGCTTTGATTCTACTATAAATAGAAGTCAAAGAGAGATAAATGCATTTAGAGTAAGGGCGGAAAGTGTAGGAAGAGGAGTTAATTCAGTATTTAATGGTATGGCAGGAGCTGCATTAAAATTAGTTCCTGCTATTGCTGCTGGTACTACTGCTTTAGGGGCTTTTAATAAGATATTAAAAAGTAGTGGCTCTTTGTCAGATTCTTTTGATAAAGTATCACTACAAGTTGGTGCTGCTATAGATTATATAGCATCAAGGGCTGCCGAAATAAATTTTCATAATGCTATAGATGGATTAAAAGAGTCTTTAAAGATTGCAGGACAGCTAGCAGATGTACTAGATAGAATAGGTACGACAGATACATACAAGGCTTATGAAGATGAAGTTCTTAATAAACTCTTAGATAGACAAAGAAGAGCTCGAGAAGAATATCAACTAAAACCAACAAAAGAAAACGAGGCTAAATTGAATGCTGCCACTGATGCAGTAAGAAAACAACAAATTAAAGTAAATAACAAATTTGCTGAACAATTAAAAAATCAAAATGATAAGATAGGAACCTTAAAGTATGATATAGCTAATAAGGCTGGTTTTGCTTATGATAAAAGAGCCATACAAATTGCAGAAATCGAGGCTAAAAACCAAAAACTACTTGAAATATCCCAAGATAGGTATAAAAAGTTTAATAATAAAAAATTTAAAAACCCTGATCTTTTTAAAGCCGAAAGTGGTGTTAATATATTAAAAAATTATAGTTGGGAGGAATTAAATGCCACAAAATATCTTAAAAAAGAATTTATACCATATTTTGAAAAGGTTACTGGCCTTAAAGCTACTAAACATAATTATGAAGAACAAAGAAGATTTATTCCAATATCTAATCTGGAAGGACTAGAAGAGGGTGGTATAACAGAACTTACAAAGGCATTTACAGAAAGAGAAAGACTTATAGCAGGTAATGAAGCGGCTAATGCTCAAATAGCTAGAGAACAAAGAAAATCAAATGACAAGGTTGATAAAAATAATACTAAAGTCAATACAAAGTTAACAAATACTAATGAAACCCTTGAAGAAATAAACAAGAAGTTTGAGGATGCAAAAGCTCTTTTGTCACTACAACTTAGTGAAGGTAATTTAGATAAAGAATCTTATCTAAAGGAATTACTTAAAACTACAAACAACTATATTGATAAGTTATATGATCCTCTTTATGCAAATCTTGAAGGTGTAAAAGATCTACGTAGTGCTGCTATATCTGCAAAAGATGGAATAATAAAACAATTAAAAGATCTGGATAAACCCCGAGAAAAATTTAATTTTGGTAATACTAATTTTAACTTAATTAATAGTGATCTATATAGACAGCTAGAAAAACTTATTACTTTACAATTAGGTTCTGATGGTACCAAGAATGCTGCTGATCTATCAGCTAAAACTAGAGCTACTAGTATTAGTAAAGGTAATTTTAAACCAGCTATTAAAGATAATAGTTTATTAGGTTTTTTTGATAAGTCACTTCTTTTAGATTATAAAAAAGTTCTATCTACTATTATGGATAATGATGAAAAAGCTTTTCTAGGAGAAAAAATAGAAAGGGCATCTTCCATATTTGAGAGAGCTTTTGGTTCTGGTACTGAAATAAAAACTGAAATATCATCAGATTTGGTTTATGAATTTCTTGAAGCTATAAGAATTGTATCTGCACTTCCTAGTGATATGGCAAAAACATTTATAGAAGAGTGGATAAAACTAAATAATAATCCAAAAGAATTTTATAATAAAGGATATAGCTCTGCTTTACCTTTAGCACTCAAATCTGTACCAAATGCATCTAATTATGTTAACTTAGAGCCTTCACCAATTTCAGAAGTTCAGGATATTAGAGAAAAAGCAAGAAAAGAATTAAATGTTTCAAGAAAAGATCTAAACGATTATTATAAACAAGGTGCTCCTGTACTGGATACTAAAGATTTGATTGAAAAAATAAATGCTTTTAAGGATTTTAATAATTTAAGTGATTTAGATTTCTTCAATAACTCAAATCTTGAAAGTATTGATAAAGAGTTACAAATTAAGTTGAATACTTTTAAGATTCTTATGAAGAATCTTTCAGATAATAGAAAAAAACTTGAAAATGAATTAAGTACTGGAAAAGAAGAGATATTAGATGAAAATGGCAAAAAGATAGGAGAAAGAGATCTAACTGAAGATGAAAAAAATAAAAGAAGGGAAGATTTAAAATCAATTGAAGCTAATAGTAAAGTGTACAAATCATATCTAGATCAGATTGAACAGGCACAAATATCTACACAGAAATTAATTCAAATCTCTCAAGTATTCAGTATTAAACAGAAGGAAATTAAAGAAGGTTTTGATAATTTTAGATCAATATCTAATTCTATAGGTGAAATAACAAATGCTTTTTCAGATTTGGATGGTAAAGCAGGAGATTTTGCAAGAACATTAGGAGCTCTTAATAATTTTGCTAATATAATTGCAAATTTAGTAGAAAAACTTAAATTATTAAGTGAAGCACAAAAAGCTGCTAAAATTGCAGCAGATGCGACAGAAGTTGCTATTAATGGTGAAACTGCTGCTAAAACTGCAAATACTACTGCTACTATAGCTAATACAGCTGCTACAACTACAGATACTGCTGCTTCTACTGCTAAAACTGCTGCTAATGTAGGAGAAGCTGCTTCTGAAGGTACTAAACAAGCATCTAAACTTCCTTTTCCTGCTAATATTGGTGCTATAGCTGCCGTACTTGCTGCTATTGGAGGTGCTGCTGCTACAATTTCCTCTTTATCTAGAAAGAAATATGCTACTGGTGGTATTGTAACTGGTCCTGGTTCTAGTTTCTCTGATTCTATTCCTATATCTGTAAGTAATGGAGAGATGATACTTAATAAGAGTCAACAGAAGAATTTGTTTGATCTTCTTAATTATGGAGGAGGGTCTTATAGAGGAGGTGGATCTAGTGAAGTTAATTTCAAAATACTTGGAGAGAATCTTGTTGGATCTATTAATAATAGAAACAAGGGAAGAAACAAAATTTTATAAATATGATATATATCGGAAATTTTAGAAATCTAGAAGATACCCTTTATACAGTTATATTTAATACAGGAGTTGAGAGTGATAGTAACACTCTCTCTCCTTCCCCTATTATAGAAGGAAATAAATATACAATTAAATTAAATAAGGGATTTTATTCTATTGAAAATTACTATAATGTAGAAGTAGTGAATTCTTCAGAAAATGCTGTTTTCCTGGAGAAAGATAATTCTATAGTATATCTTGCAGTTCTATCTGATAACCAGTCAATTACATTTCAAGGTACAGAAGAGAATTTTTATGATTTAGTATTTACACAATTTCGTACAAAATTCTTAATCCTAGCCTTCGAGGAACCTGTTTTAGTTGAATATGCTTCTGATTCTTCTGACATATATAAATGTGCTAAATATAGTAAAATGACAGTAAATGTTATAAATGATAGAATTTATGATGATCTTTTTGCTACAAGAAGTAATTCTGTAAGTGCAGTATTATATAAAGAAGGAAATATAGAATGGCAGGGTTATTTAACTCCAAATATTTATAGTCAAGATTATGCATATTCTAAGAATGAACTAAGTTTGGAATGTATTGATACTATAGCAACTTTACAATATGAGCCTTATAAAGAAAAAGGAACTGATGCTATAGAAGCAAAAACATTTAAAGCACTTTTAAATAACTGTTTAAAAGGACGTTACGAGAAAGTATATTATCCACTAGAATTTAAATCTGGTAAAGTATTACAAGGTGGTGGAAATGGACTTCCAGAAGGGTTTACAAGATTGGAATATATAAGAACTGATGGAAAGGCTTATATTGATTTACCTCTAGATAACAGAGATTTCTCTGACTTCTTTGGTAAAATTGGTTTAGGTGTAGAATCTTCTTTCAGAGCTGACTATAGATATATAGTTCCAAATATGTATAGAATAGATGAACCTTCAGCATTCTTCTTTGGTGTTTATACAGATACTACAAAGTTTGCTGCTGGTATATATGAAAGAAATGGAAGTGGAGACGCATTAGGTGTAGAATCCTGGTTAGGTTGGGTTGGTCCTGATTGTATAAGAGCTTATGAGGAAGAACTTTATAATAACGTTCCATATTATAGAAGAGATAGGTTACTATATAATAATGATAGTATAGCTACACTAGTTAGAGATGGTTGGGATAATAATCTAAAATATCACTGTATATTGGAATATCCTAATTACTATTATAATAGAGTTAGATTAATAAAGGATACAGCAGCCACATTTAAGAAGATTAATATAGTATTAAATGATTCACTTTCTTTAACTGAGTGTAATATATTTACAGGCTATCAACAAATAGGAGATTATAAAGGAAACTTCTTTTATGCACATAATTTTATTACGGGACAACTCAGAGAAGAACAGTCAGAAATTCCTAATTTAGGTGGTAATCCAAACTATTTAAGAATATTTGGATATAAACCAGAAGGTCCTAAACCAAGATTTGTATCTGATCTTCCTGTTACTAATACAGATTGTGAATATTTCAGAGTTTATAGTTGGGGACACTTAGTTATAGATTTAGTTCCTTGTATAAGACAATCTGATGGACAAGTAGGATTTTATGATTTAAAGTCTAGACAGTTCTTTGGAAATTCAAATACAGAAGGAACATTTATAGCAGGTGGTGTTGTAGAAACAGATAGTGTGAGTGGTTCTTTGTCTACAGATACTTTTGACAATTATATAGGATTAGATAATCTTACAATTAGTGAAAAGACTTGGTATAAAGATTCAGATAAAACTTGGGATAAAAAGAAGAGTATATTTGAAAGTGTACTAAGTTATCTAGGTTTAACAGCTATTGCAAAAGGGAAGTATTTGTATTTACTAGATTACGAACACTTAAATGTAAACTCACAGTATCAAATACTTGATAAGGATTTAAATACTACAGGAGAGATTACATATTTAAATGATGTTAGAGTTTGGGATGGTAGTGCTGACGATAATACTTCTATATCTGTATTGAGTCCTTATAGTGAGGTTAAAGTTAGTGTAAATACAAAAGAGTATGATAATGTAATTGATAAATTATATAAGACTGCAAAAGAACTAATTCCTGGGAAGATTTGGGAAGATTCTATTGAAACTGTTAGGAATGATAAAACTTATACTACAATATGGAATGAAGTTGTATTAAAATCTAAATACAGTAAGTCTTATATATGGAGTCCAGATCAACAAGAAGTTTGGGTTCCACAAACCTCTGATTCTTACTTCAAAGCATTTTATGAATTAGACCCAAGTATAAATCCACAGGAAAGAGTATCTTCAGATGAAGCTATTGGTTATGTGAGTAAGTTAGGTGATATTACTTATGAGAATACTACTGATACTTCACATATATCAAAAGCACTGGATTTTAATAAAAGTAATAGTAATGTTTTACATATTATACCTTTCCAACACAGAGATAACCCTGATAATTTCGGCATAAATAGAGCTCCACTAATTGAAATTAATGTAGTAAAAGATGATCTTATAGTTCCTTCTAATGCATTTTTGATTCTTAATTTTGATATAACTTTCTCTACACAAGCTTGTTATGAATCTAGTGCTGGTAGTAGTGCTCCAAATCAGTTTAAAGCAAACTCTTCACAATTTAATGTCCCTGTTATAGTGAAGTATGGAGATTATTATTATACAAATAATGGATGGCAATTAGGAGAAGAATTTGAAGATGATTCTATTCCTCGTACAGTTAATATTCCTCTATCTGTAGAAGAAACTAGTGAGGATGTATTTGATACTCGTTATTCCGTAGTTAATAATGTAGAATATGATACAAAAATAGATGCTGATGGTTTTAAGATTCCTTTGTTTACTGGTAAAACAGATGTAAATGATCCTGCAGATTTAACAGTAACTTTTATAGATTTTGCTAATCCTGGATATGACGGTAATCAGAATAAACTAGCTAAGTCTTACATTATCAGTAATTTATCTTTAGAAGTATTACCTTCTTTGAAAGAGGAAGAAAGTATAGATGAAGATGAAGATGAGGATGATGTAATAGAGGTTATTGATAGAACTTATGTAGAAGAATATAATATTGATGATTTTAAAATCTATTCATATAATAACAAAAAGGCTGGTTATAATACAGTATATGCTTTTATTGATGGATCTTTATATCTACTCAATACTGTATATAATGAAACCTTAGATCAAATAGGAAATTTTGAAGAATTTGCTGTTAGAAAGAGAGTTATACAATATAGTTGCCCTAGAAAACAAGTTGATCAAGCTTTATTTGGAGAATTTAATCCTTATACAAAATTGAGAAATGAAGTAATCTTTGGTGATCTTAATTTTATTATAGATGAATCAACTATACATTATAGAACAGGTATAGCAGAATTAAAATTAATAGAGAAAAGATGAGTTATATAAAAACAAATTCAGACATACTTTTAAATGAGACTTCTAGAAATGTATATTCTCAGATGTTAAATCCTAACTTAAATGTTGAGTGGAATAATATTTATGGGAAACCTTACGGACTAGATAATATTGGAGATTATAGTGCTGATATAGAGCAACTTAAAATTGATGTAGAAACCTTACAAGAACAGATTAGAAATCTACAACCTTCTACGAGTACAGGAGGTATATTTGATTTAGGTCTTTGTGATACTTATAAAGAAGGTGAATGGAAATTTATATCAGTTGTAAAGACAGATCTTGATACAAATCAGAGAAAATTAACACAGAATCAATATAAATTTACATTCTTTGATCAGGAAAATGGAGAATCTGTATATAGAGATGTATTATATATTGTGACAAACGATTCTGATACTACAGAAGGCTTATATAAAGCTCCTTGTATAAATGTATATAGATATTTATGGGATGGTACACAGCAATATGTTATAAATTTGTGGTTAGTTAATAATGATGGTACTTCCCCTAATGCTCCTAATTTAAATGGTATATACTCTGCTTCTTTATCTAACTATCAAGAGATTGGTTCTAATTATCCCTTTGCTCTAGACTGGTCTTGGAAGAAGTTAGGTTATAGACAAACTAATTTCTATTACAATATAGAAACAGCAGAGGAAAATCAGATCTCTGTATTAAATAATGTTGTAAGTGAGAGAAGTGAGGAATATTCTTACTATATTAGAAATGTAAGAGAAAGTGTAAGTGATCCTTTTACTTATAATCTGTATGTATGGGATTCTACAAATTCTACTTTTGTAAAGGTACAAGAGGCTGTTGATAGAGAGGTTGTAGAAGAAAAAGACGAAGAAGATGAAAATACAATTAGTAAGGATTTAGGTACTTTTGATGACAATAGTGATCTAGATCTTATAGTTTTGAAAGAAATAAGAAAGAATATTGGAGATAATATTTACAAACCGTCATTTAATATTCCTACTTATTATACAATCTCAAAACGCGTATACAATAGCCAGGCTTCTTATTCTCTTCCAGCTGTACAAGTAGAAAGAGTAAGTTACGTAGTTTATATTAATAAATCTGAAACTGCAAGTGGTGTAAATCCTTATACATCCTTTACAGTAACTCTTGTAAAATCTTGTTCAGACGGTTTAACAAAGAGTCAGGCATTAGATTTGTCTTCTACTAATTGGGATAGTCAATATAACTTTATAGGTACTTTAACTTGGTCTCCTCTAGGTGGAGGCGGATCTCAGGTAGAAAGTTATGATGTAACTATAAACTTTACTGATTATGACCAGGAGTTATTATATTTCTCTCAGGCTACAACTTTGTCAGATTTTAATTTTTATAATTTAACTTCTGTAACAGTTTCAGTCAGTGGTACTGATTATACAGTCACAACTTCTACTACAACTCCTATATCAGTTCCTGCTAGTACGGTTGTAAGTTTCTCAGTATCAACACCTTTGAGTTCTCAAGCAAAAGCATTTATCTTTACTAAAACTATAAACTAATGATTACAATAAACGAAAATTTAGACTTTAATACATATTATTTTGTAGATTGGTTTAATATTGCTATAAGACCGTTGTTTGATCCAAATCACTGTGAAACTAGGTATCACAGTATAAAAGATAGATATAATTACATACAATACAAACCTTGTGAGTGGAGAATGGAAAATATAATTCCCCTAAAGACAGAGTTTGAGTGGGAAGGAGATGCTACAATACAGTTAACTAGTGGAAATTGGGATGGATCAATACCTCCAGAATATGAGATAGATCATCTTAAATTAAAATTTACAGTTAATTGGAGAGATTTAATACACTATACAGTTAATATAGATGTCTTAGAACAAACATTAATTGATTAATTATGGCTAACTCAGCAGGAAAAATAAAATTTAATATAATCGGGGATATAAGAAATTATTTCCCCGCTACACTTAACTATACAAACCAAGATCACTGGACAGTAGATTATTATATAGATACCCTATATGGAGTAGACCCAGAGATTGATTATAGTACAAGTTCAGTTTTAGATGATCTTGAAGCAGACGGATCAGCTGAAAGACCTTTTAAATCACTTAGAGGATTTTTGAACTATAGTCAGGTAAACTCTACTCCTAATAATCCTATTATAGTTATAAAGGGATCTACTATAGTAACTTGGCCTGATGATACAACGGGTATTGGTATAATCGTTGGAGATGATTCAAGCTCTTGTTTATACTATAGTGATAAGGATAATATGACAGGTTGTAGGAGATGCCCTTATTATCTCAATATAAATGTATATAATTATAATTTTCCAGAAACTTCTAGAAGAACTATAACATATTATACTAACTTATTTGGAGAAAGAGATACACATAATCAATCTAAACATAAGGGACATTATGGAGTTGTTGATTTTAGAACAAGTACAAATATAAAACCAGAAAATGAATTATTAGGTGGCTATTGGTATTCTCTTATTATAACAGATGGAAAAGAGACGGGTGGTAATAATTTCTGCCTATTTAAAGGAAAGAAGGATATTGGTGTTACTTATACTAGTTATGGTCTCTACTTTGCAGACGATATATTCATAAAGGATAATGTTGAATATAGTTTTGCAGATCAAAGGGGAAATTTTAATACTGATGATGAATTTTGTCAATATGTCAACCAACAGTTAGGCACCTCTTATTTTGGAACTACAAGTAGCACTAAGAGAATAGTCTTAAAATATACTTTTGAAGAGTTAATTGATTATGATAAAGATTCACTGTCTTTTACACTAACACCGATAGGAGAACAACATCTAAGAGGTAATTACTCTGATCTTATAAGCTGGATTCCAAAGACAAAAAATATTCCTTTTTATACAGACTCTAATGGAGAAACAAACTGTTGGGATTCAAATACTTTAGGTGGATGTCTGGAAATTATTGATAATCAATTATATATAGATGATCAGAGTTTAACAAAGACTGGATCTATTACTTCTAAAATCCTAACACTAGATAGAACAACTGAATCTATAAGTGGGGTTGTTAGTACACTAAGGCACTTGTATAATTCTATTTGTGATAGTAATAGCTTTAGTGGTATTACTTATCCAGATATATTAGAAACGGATCTTAATACTTTATCACTAGAGAAATTTGGATATTCACCAACTAGGATTACACTAGATGGTGGAGCTGTATCTATAACTTCTGATAAAGAAGGATTGTATGTATTAGACTTAAATGCTTCTACAATAAACAATCCTGATGATGGAAATAGATTATTCTATATAGCTAGAACAAACCAAACAGTTGTCTTTCCTGATACACAAGACTCTAAAAGGAAAGTATTTAGATTTAACGCTGAAGAGTATGCTAATACTTATAAGGCAAATACAACTTTAGTATTTAAAAGAATAAATTTTCCAAATAATATATTAGGGTTATGGGTTAGAGGAACCAATACTATAAAGTCTAAGATTACAGAAGCTAATACTTCTCTTAGTCCAGGTTGTACATATCTTGCTTTATCTCAGTCAGTTATATCTGTGAATGGAACTAATAGAACTCTAGTTAGTAATGAATCTATACTTATAACTTCTAGTGCTACTCTAGTTAGTGGAGAATTAGGGTTGATATTTGATCAATACTGCTCTTTGACTAATTATATGACACCTCCAACTTGTCCTTATATACAAATAGAATTGAATAAGAGAAATCCAATAGAAATTGCTAGAACTGAAACGGCACCTTATATTAATTACCTTACAAAGGTGTATACAACTAATTCTAGTTATTATAAAATAGTTGATGAAAAAGATTTCCCTGTAAATTCTTATCAAACTGAACCAGCTGTAGCAAAGAAGTATTATAAGGATATTAATTATAAGTATATAGAATTGACTTTCAAAGTTGATTTAACTAATATAAGAGGAGAGTAAGTTATGATACCTGTAGGAAAATTTAGTTTAGTTATAGATAAAGATTATAATAAATTTAAGAAAATTAAATTTGCTTTAAGTATAGAGAATAATCCATATCGAGCTAGAACTATAGAAATAAAGAAATGATAATTGTCACATTTTGGACAAATAGTATTAATATGTGAATTAATATAAATATAAATATAATAGATATTGATGATAACTAGTGTTGATAATAAACTAAATAGTAAAGATATGAAAGAAGTAAAGAACTTTAAGGACCTAACAATAAAAGATAAAATAACATATTGGATTATGTTTGTTTTATTAGGTTTCGGAATAGTACTTCTTATTACGTCTTTAATACTACCTCCACTTGGGGAAATTAATACTCAGGTTATAGGTGTATTCGGGACTATCTTACTCTTTACTGCTACTGTATTAGGATTAGATCTTAAGTACAGTAATATGATTTCCAATATATCAAAGAGAGTAGAAAAAATTAAGAAGTAAATAAAAATCCCTACCAAGGCTAAATAAAGCTAAGGTAGGGATTATTTTTCTATTTATATTACAAATTGTCACATTTTGGACAAATAGTATTAATATGTGATTAATACTATTAGTATTATAGATTAGATAAAGAGAATCCAGAGAAGTTATATTCAATATTATTATCTATAACTATTTCTTCTTCTTTATTATCTACCACTTCAGGCTCAGATTCTATATTAAACCAAGAATCAAATCCAAAACCAGGAACAAAGATTTCAGATTCAGAATTACTATTATCAGAGTTGTCACATTTTGGACAAATACTATTAATATGTGAATTAATAATATTAGTATTATTATCTTTAATAGATTTAATAATATTAGATAACTTAGTTCTAGATATATTAATACCTTTCTCCTTTAATAGTTTCTGATTTCCTAAGACAGATAAGTTTAGATCAATAAGAGACTTTACTTTTTCCTCTTTATCCTTATTTTTACCTAATCCTAATCTTCTTAAAGTTCTATCAGATACATTAATCTTATCGAATTCTCCATTATTATAGTTTTTAATAATCTTCTTTTTCTCTTCTTTTCTAACTAATTTGTGAATCTCTCCGATACTTGTTTTCTTTCCAATCATATACTTAGGTTTTTCTGATCTAATCTTCTCAATAACAGGCTTTAAGTAATCCTCTAACTCATCAATTTCCAAAGATAAGGCATTTTTTGCATTTCTTTCATAATAATCTGCATCAAATACATTATCACTATTATCAACCAATTTAGAATAGTTTACATCCATATAAGAATTATATATTAGTTCCTCAATAGTTATATTAGGTTTCATATATCTTCTCAATAGCATATTAGTATAGATAAACTTTCTTCTTTTTGTTCCGTCTTGTTTATTCTTACTGTGTAAAATATTCAAATAATTATCACTAGTTTCTTTCAAACCTTCTTCACAAGATTCATTTCTATAAAAGTATCCAAGATAACTATAATAATGTGTAACTTCACTATAACCACAGTTTCTAATAGTATTCAATAGATTCCAGGCTCTACTGTATTTCTCTATTATTATTTCTTTCTTATCAGAGTTGTCACATTTTGGACAAATAGTATTAATATGTGAATTTATATAATATATATAATTAGTATTATTGATAATATTATTTACATTATATATTATATTATTATTTCCATATATATTACTATTATCTCCATTATAATACTGAGATAGATTCTTACTACAGTTATCTACCTTTTCATTAGTATCATTTTCAATAGTATCAACCAAAAATCCACTTATACCCTGAAACTCCTCTTTATTAAGAACTCTATCAAAGCAATATAATAAATGGAATCTTTCACAGATCTTTCCATTTTTCTCCTTTAGATTACTATAAGATGTAATTACCAAACTAGGCTTGAAACTTAGTCTTCCACAGAACTCAGGTAATATAAAGTTAGTATCATCAACATCAATAGTTATGATTTGAGATCCAATAAAATTATCATTTCTCTTATCACTAGGTCTTAATATATTACCCTTCTTCTTAAATAAATTAGAGTAAGTATGACCACTAGATAATAATTTTCCTAGTTCATCTAATGTTAGATCTTTTTCTTCCCAAGTCATTATATTCTTCAATCCAAATTCTTTTGCACTAATTCTAGATAAACTAGCCAAAGCAGCTTTCTTATTAGGATAAGAATCTAGACTTATATTAGCCTTAATAGTATAATTGTCACATTTTGGACAAATAGTATTAATATGTGTATTATTAATATTAGTATTATTAATTGTATTATTTGTATTATTTAATCTCTTCATAATTATAAATATTATATGTTTTAATCTCTGCTAAACCAATTGGTAAATAATAAACTGGTTTCAGCGTTCTATTAGATCCTATTACAGTAGTCTTATTAAAGCTATTTACAGCCCTTTTTAAGCCTCTATTTATGGCTTCCTTTATATTATACCAACTATAATAGAAGATCTTTATTTCACCTCTTTCTGGGCTTTCTACGATATTTGTATAATAACAATATCTCAAATCAATATAGTTTTCACTACAATAGTTCAATACGTTAAGATATTTAGATTCTTCCAATAAAAAGGTATCAAATTCTTTACTTCTTACTTTTATCTCAAAGGCTTCATTTATATTACCTCCAGAACCCATAATCAGTAGATCAACAGGACAATATCTATCTACTGTCCTAACACAAGGAACTTTCAATACATTTTCCAATATTGATCTTCCCTTTTCTTCAGCTAAATCAAAATTTGTCATTTTCTTTCTTATTTAAATTTATTTCTATATCTGGTCTTATAAGATATTTGCACAATTCATTATATCTATATAAAACAAACTTCAAAAAACTCTTTATTCTCATAATTAAGGTATGTGTAAAAATTATTGTAAAATTGTGGGGGTTATTTATTTCAATTATTAGGTTTTCAGCTCATATTATTAGAGAATTAACCAATAGGTATTATTCTATATCTAAAACAATAAAAAGACGTTTCAAAAAGGCTGATTATCTTATGATTGTAAGGATAATAAGTATATTATAGAAAATAAAACGATAAAAATGCGTTTCAAAAGACCTTAAATCCTTACTATTGAAATAAATACGGACCTTTTATTAATACCTAAATAATTTAATTTCAGAAGGGAATTTCGTTGTGAAACACGATTCCCTTTACCTTTAAATCAAAAGGTCTAAATATAAATAGATAGAGAATAGTATTAATATAGTGTTTTTTTATTATTAATTGTATTTGAATTATTATTATTATTTAATTGTTCATAATTATGGGAGAGTTTCGTTGTGAAACGCGACTCTCCTTTCTTTAAAAGAAGATATACTGCGCTAAATATATTGTCTTTGTTCATTTTATTTAAATTTTTACCTAGGAGAGTAAGTTAATCTTATTCTTCTAGGGTTTTTAAAATCTGAACAAAGAATCAAACAAAGGATAAAATTTAAACAATATAAAATTTAAAAATTATGAAGAACAAAGAGGACAAAGAATTAAGTTGGTTAGATCCAAGTAACAGAGAGATGATAGATAATAACGGAATCTATTTTACTCCAGAAGCAAAGGCTGAATATGCTACTAAGAAGTTCAAGAAAGATCTTAACAATTACAAGTTTGGTAAGACAGAAGACAAGGCTTTGAATGAGTATTTTAAAGATGCATTCAAGAGAAATAAGAAAACTTCTGAAACAGTAATCAATATAGAAAATCTAACAACTTTAAATATTACAATAAATCTGTGACATAATTCAATATTTTAAATTTAGGTTAATTATTTCTTAGGGAAGGCTCTTATCCAAAAGAGAGTCTTCCTTTTTCCTAAAGATTAGTCACAGATAGAGATATATTAATTTAAAAAATTGAATATTATAAAGTATGGCAAAAATATTTTTAGTAACTCCATTTCCACACTGGGTTGAAATTAAAGAAGAGGATAAAATGCCAGGTGGTTGTTTTATTATACTAATAATCTTATTTCTTCTAGGATTATATTTTTTAACTAAATAGCTTAAAATAAAAGAATTATGAAAGAGAAAATAGATATTGTAATAGATAGAATAGCACAAATAGTAGCAGCAATATTCTTAGCACTACTCTCTGTTGGTATATATATCAATTTAATTAATACTAATACTAGAAAGGCAACTGTATATTTAGAGTGTCCTTATTCTAGTTATACAGTAGTAAGCCAAGAGATTAAGGATAGATCTCATTCTATTCTTAAGCTAGATAAGAAGAATAATACAGATGTATTTGCAGGAGCTGATGGATTATTCTATTCTGCAAAGTATGTTAGTAAAGACATTATAGATATTACTGCTATTGGATATGAAGACAGTAATGATACTAGAATATTTAAGATTAGATTGAAAGAAGATTAATCAACAATAACACAGAGACCTAAAAGCTCTGTGTTATTTTTTATAATAATATATTATGGAATACAAAAGCAAATATAGATTCTTAACAGATGAAGAGTTAGATGAGAAGATTCAACTACTTACTGATACTATTGCTGAAGCTAATAATCTTATAGCAGCCTTAAGTGATAACAAGAAGATTACTACAAGCTCTGACTATCTAGAAGATGTGGTATCAGAATATAATAAGAAGATTAATAGTAGTATATATAATCTCTACAATATTATAGATCAATTGACTTATGAAAAAGGTAGATTGGAAGAAGAGAAGTCTAGAAGAAGCGAGGAAGGAACGAGCGAAAGTGTACCAGGACAAGAGGTGGAAGGAACTGAGGAAGAAGAGAATACTGGAGAATCCTTGGTGTGAAGACTGTCTAGCAAGAGGAATATATACACCTGCTTTAGATGTACATCATATCTTTCCTTGGAGAAGAGCTAAGACTGAAGAAGAGAAGCAGAGGTTAGCCTTTGATCCTACCAATACTGTATGTCTGTGTAGAAACTGTCATATTGAAAGACATAAGAAGCTTAGAGAGGAAATCCTTCTAAATTATGAAAAGAAATATATAACCCCGAAAAAAGACGATTTTGAGATAGTCTAACTAGCTGTTTATCAATCAGTTAGAGGGGGGGGGCGATTCTTTTGAAGGTCGGGCGATTAAAC